ATTAACCACCTCTTTACCCACACCCACTGGCTCAATGTCAGGGACGGAAAATCGGGTACTGTGGATTATCTCAATACCGCAAAAAATCCGTACAAGACCTGTCCGCTGTATATTTTGCCGCACTGGTCCGCATTCAAGGCAAAAGTACAAAAGTATTTGACCGATGCAAAACCGACCGTCAAAAACATCTATCGCATTCGCAAATCGTGGGCAGATGCAAAGTCGCAGATTGGGGCATATTCCTCATTGGAAAATGCAAAAAAAGCCTGCAAGACGGGATATTCCGTGTTTGATGCAAATGGTGTAAACATCTACACATCGAAAACAACAGCATCCGCCGTGCCGTTCAAGATTAAGGTTGCAATTTCTGACCTTAACATCAGAAAAGGTCCCGGCACAAACTATGCCAGAACCAAATATATCCCTGTCGGTGTGTATACGATTATCGAAGTGCAGTCCGGCACTGGCTCTGATAAGGGCTGGGGAAGATTGAAAAGCGGAGCAGGTTGGATTTCACTTGATTTTTGCACAAAGGTTTAAGCATATCATGGGAACACAAGACACAAGTGACACAACAGGCTCGGAAAATTCCTATACGCGCGTATGTGCGTATACGTGTGCGTGTTTCCCTCTATAAAATAGAAAAATAATTATATAGTAATTCTTGTGATACTTGTGTACTGACTTGATGCCCGTCTTGGATTTTATCCTTGGCGGGCATTATTTTTTTGCCCTTGTCGAAATTCGTGGTTCTTGAATGATGTGTTTCTGTCCTTTCACTGTTAGAGGCGATGACCTCATAACGATGGGAGGTGTCAGTAGTGACAGAAAATCAGAAAGCGCAAATCTGCGCACTCCGAAAACAGGGTGTGGGATATATGAAGATAGCACAGCAGACAGGCATTTCACAGAATACCATTAAATCGTTCTGCCGGAGGAATAACCTCACTGGCATTGAGAAATCCGATGTGCCTGTTGCAGACGGTTCTGTCTGCGAGTGCTGCGGAAAAGAAATGGTGCAGATGGAAGGTAGAAAGAAAAAGCGATTTTGCAGTGATGCCTGTAGGAATAAATGGTGGAATGCACATCTTGATCAGGTACAGCGAAAAGCCATCTATATATATAAATGTCCGAACTGCGGTAAGGAGTTTGAAGTATATGGCAACAGCCACAGAAAGTATTGCTGCCACGAGTGTTATGTGGAGCATCGGTTCGGAGGTGGTATTGATGGATAAGCAGGAATTCAGAAATGAAAAACTGTATCAGACCACCATGCTTATGGCAAGAAAGATGCTCTTTGAGGGCATTATTTCAGATAAGGAGTATGGGCAAATTGATACAATTTTCCGTGAAAAATACCACCCGACTTTGGGTACATTATTTGCCGACATATCGTTGACTTCCGGGGCGAAAAGAGTGATGTATAGTAGCGGAAGGAAGTGATTATATGCCGAAAATAAGCAAAATTGAACCGACTGTGCCTGCCATAAAGCAGCTCAAAAAAGTGGCGGCTTATGCCAGAGTATCCATGCAGTCGGAAAGAATGATGCATTCCCTTTCCGCACAGATCAGCTACTACAGCAAGCTGATTCAGAAGAATCCCGATTGGGAGTACGCAGGTGTTTATGCCGATGATTTTATCTCAGGCACAAACACGGTCAAGCGTGATGAATTCAAGCGAATGCTGGTTGACTGCGAGGAAGGAAAAATAGACATCATTCTTACCAAGTCCATCAGCCGATTTGCAAGGAACACGGTTGACCTGTTGGAAACCGTAAGGCATCTGAAGGCAAAGGACATCGAGGTTCGGTTTGAAAAGGAAAATATCAATTCCATGAGTGGTGACGGAGAATTGATGCTTTCCATTCTGGCATCCTTTGCCCAGGAAGAGAGTCGTTCCATCAGTGAGAATATCCGGTGGGCAACGAAGAAACGCTTTGAAAAGGGTATCCCAAATGGCAAGTTTAAGATTTTCGGATACCGCTGGGAGGATGATAAACTGGTGCCTGTGCCGGAGGAAGCGGAGATTGTAAAACGCATCTATCAGAATTTCCTTGATGGCAAGTCCAGGCTCGAAACCGAGAAGGAATTTGCCGCCGAGGGCATTACCACGGCAAACGGCTGCCGATGGGTGGATTCAAACATCAAGGTGGTACTTACCAACATTACCTACACAGGCAATCTACTCCTGCAGAAGGAGTTCATCGAGGACCCTATTACAAAACGCCGCAAAAAGAACCGTGGCGAAATGCCACAGTATTTCGTGGAGAATACCCACGAGCCAATCATCGATATGGAAACATTTCGGTATGTGCAGGATGAGATTGCAAGGCGAAAGGAACTGGGTGCTTTGGCGAATAAGAGTCTGAACACTTGCTGTTTTACGGGAAAAATTAAATGTCCTCACTGCGGTGTCAGCTATATGCACAACAAGCGAACCGACCGTGGCAACTGCCTTGAGTTCTGGTGCTGTGGTTCGAGAAAGAAAAAGGGTGGCCGCTGTGGGGTTGGTGGGAGTATTAACCATAAAAATATGGTCAAAGCCTGCACTGAGGTGCTTGGGTTAGAAGAATTTGATGAGGAGATTTTCCTCCGAGAGGTTGACCATATCGATGTTCCGAAACGCTATGTACTGGAGTTTCATATGACAGACGGAAGGGTTATCACAAAGGACTGCCCCAACACTGGTCACAAGGACTGTTGGACGGCAGAGTACCGTGCTAAGACTTCTGCCAAGAGAAGAAAGAACGGTACGAACTGCAAAGGCTCCTCATGTTTTACTGGAAAAATCAAGTGCAAAAACTGTGAACGCAATTTCCGCAGAGCCACACAGCCGTCAGCCACAGCGGAAAACGGAAAGGTCAATTACTGGCGATGCTCCGAACACAGCAATGGCTGTCAAACGGCAGGCTTGCGTGAGGATGCACTGATACCTCTCATTGCCGATACTCTTGGAATGGCAGAGTTTGACGATGCCTTATTCCGAAAGACCGTGGAGTATATTTCGGTGCTGACGGATAAGGACTTGGAAATTCACAAAAAGGACGGCACGGTAACGGCAGTGATTTATACACCGCCTGCTCCAAAGCGACTGCCAAGGACAGAGGAACAGAAAGCACATATGCGAAGCCTTATGAAGGAAAAATGGACTCCGGAGCGAAAAGTCGAGATGAGTGAACGCATGAAGCAGATGAGAAAGGAGCGTGGCGAAAATTGGCGCAAAGAAAAGTAACGGCTATTCCTGCAACCATTAATAAATTCACAGCCACTCCGGTCAACAGCAGGAAGAAACGCAGGGTGGCAGGTTATGCCCGTGTCAGCACTGACCATGAAGATCAGGTCACAAGCTATGCTGCACAGGTAGATTATTACACGAATTATATCAAAGGCAGAGAGGACTGGGAGTTTGCTGGGATATACACGGACGAAGGTATCTCTGCAACCAACACCAAAAAACGAGATGGCTTCAAACGTATGGTGGCGGATGCCCTGGCAGGTAAAATCGACCTTATCATAACAAAGTCGGTTAGCCGATTTGCACGAAACACAGTGGATTCCCTTACTACCATCCGAAAGCTGAAGGAACATAACGTGGAGTGCTATTTTGAAAAGGAGAACATTTGGACTTTTGACAGTAAGGGCGAACTGCTCCTCACCATTATGAGTTCACTGGCGCAGGAAGAAAGCCGATCCATTTCCGAGAACGTCACATGGGGACACAGAAAGCGTTTTGCTGACGGAAAAGTCAGCTTCGCCTACTCCCGTGTGCTTGGCCTTGAGAAGGGACCTGATGGGAACATCGTGGTCAACCAAGAACAGGCGAAAATAGTGAAGCTGATATTCAGAAGATTCCTTGAGGGCATGACACCACACAGCATAGCAGTGGAACTGACTGAAATGGGCATAAAATCCCCTGGCGGCAAGGACAAGTGGAACGGAGCAACCGTCCGCAGGATGCTTTCCAATGAGAAGTACAAGGGTGATGCCTTGCTCCAAAAGGAATTCACGGTGGATTACCTGCAGAAAAAGACCAAGAAAAACGAGGGCGAAGTTCCTCAGTATTATGTGGAGGGCAACCACGAAGCCATTATCGAGCCAAGCGTTTATGATTTGGTGCAGGTGGAACTTGCCAAACGCTCCAAGAAAAACGAAGCAAGGTACAGCGGAGTCAGCATCTTCTCAAACAAGATAAAATGTGCCGAGTGCGGCAGTTGGTACGGATCCAAGGTCTGGCATTCCAATGACAAGTACCGCAGGGTCATTTATCGCTGCAACCATAAATTCGATGGGAATAGAAAATGCGAAACTCCTCATGTTACGGAAGAAGAAATCATCGCTGCTTTTATCAAGGCAATGAATATCCTCATTACCGAGAGAGACGAAATCATAGAAAACATTCAGCTGATACGGCAGACGGTCTGCAATGTCACTACTTTGGAGCAGGAACAGGACAAACTTCGCAGCGAGATGGAAATTGTTGTGGAACTGACCCAAAGCTGTGTGGCGGAGAATGCGAGAACCGCACAGAACCAGGAGGATTATCAGAAACGCTATGATGGTTTGGTGGAACGATACGAAAAGGTTAAATCAAGGTATGATGCCATTATGGAAGCCATAGAGGAAAAGCAGGCTCATTATGAAAAACTGGGCATCTTCATTGATATTCTTGAAAAGCATGGAGCACCTATCACGGAATTTGATGCCGGGATGTGGGGCAGTATGGTCGAGTACATCACGGTGGATAAGGATAAGAAAATGACCGTCACATTCAAGGACGGGTCGGAAATACAGGTATAAAACAGGATAGAGATACACAGAGACACCTTGCAGTGATGCAGGGTGTTTTTCTTTTTTCGGATATTTTGTAAACAATGTTCCGGACGGATTGTAAATCGAGAAAAGATGTGCTATAATTTATCTTAATAGTGTTATTTATAAACATTAAAATGTGCAAGCGAGGTAATGGGAATGGTAAAAAACAATATTGAGGTAGATGTCAAAGTAAAATGCATCGAAGCAGGCAAAACGCAGGCACAATTAGCAGAAGCAATCGGAACAACAGGTCAGTATGTGAATCGTATCATAAAGAAGCAGGACGGTGTGGTCAATAAGACTTATGTGCAGATGTTGGAAGCACTGGGATATGATATTGAACTGACTTATGTGAAAAGAAAAACTGATAAGGAGGACTGTCTGAATGGCTAACGAATTACAACCTTTATCCCTGTTGTTTCAGAACAGATTATTTAGAATACCGGATTATCAGAGAGGATATGCCTGGCAGCAGTCACAATTGGTGGACTTTTGGGATGATTTAACGAATCTGCAGGAAGGCAGATATCACTATACTGGACTTCTTTCATTAAAAGTGCTTAAGAGTACAGAAACAAAAAGCTGGGGCAGTGACTTATGGATGGTGGACAAAGGATTTAAACCCTGCCATATCGTAGACGGACAGCAGAGATTGACAACATTTATCATTCTGCTGAATGAGATTGTTGAGTTTGTACGTTCACTTGATTGCAATTCCGGCAAATCTGAAGATGAGATAGTCCTTGGGTATGATACTCTGAAAGATGTGGTCGCAAAATACATCTGCCAACACCGACCTCCGAATAACCAGATTACTACTTATCTGTTCGGTTATGAAGTGGATAATCCAAGCGCAGATTACCTTAGATATCGGATTTTCAATGAGCCGTTTTCCAGAACTGTAAATGAAACATATTATACAAAGAATCTAAAGTTTGCAAAATCCTTTTTCTCTGAAAATTTAGCGGCTTTATACAAAGCAGAGGGTACAGAAGGATTGAATAATCTGTACTTGAAATTGACACTGCGGTTAATGTTCAATATTCATGAAATAGCAGATGATTATGATGTGTTTGTAGCATTTGAAACTATGAACAACCGTGGCAAGAAACTCACGAATTTGGAGTTACTGAAGAATCGACTGATTTATCTGACAACATTGTATTCGAATGATAAGTTTGATGAGCTGGATAAAAGCAACCTTAGAGGTCAGATAAACGATGCGTGGAAAGAGGTATATTATCAACTGGGGCGAAATGAAAAAACACCGTTGTCGGATGATGAGTTTTTAAGAGCACATTGGATTAGCTATTTTACTTATTCCCGTAAAAAAGGTGATGATTATATTCATTTCCTGTTAAACAAGTTTTCTGCAAAAAACATATTTGAAAAGAAAACTGTAATAATAGGAGAAACCTTAGATGAAGATGTGGAAACTGTAGATTATGATACAGAGGATATGGTTGAAGAATCAGCAGAGCCGGAAGTACTTGAAGTATCAAAACTTGAACCGTCCGAAATATCTGCGTATGTCAACAGCCTAAAAGATACAGCAAAATATTGGTATGCTACATTTTTTCCTATGCAGAGTGACAATTTATCCAAAGAGGAAAAACTTTGGGTAGACAGATTGAATCGTATCGGAATTGGATATTTCAGACCTTTAGTTATGGTAATCATCAGCCGCAGAGATTTGTCAGCTGAACAGCGAATTGATGCATTTAAAGCAATGGAGCGTTTTATCTTTATCTGTTTCAGACTGGGATATTTTAATGCTACATTTAGAAGCAGTGAATATTATCGTGCCGCCAGAAGCATTTACCTAAAACAGATGGACATAAGTGATCTGGTTGATGATATTACGGAAACTACAAATGCAAATATTGAATATGCGATTCCGAATTTTATAACAAAAATCGAAAAACACTTCGATAATATGGGTGGTTTCTACGATTGGAAATCCATTAAATATTTTCTGTATGAATATGAGCTTCACCTTGCACAGAGAAATAACCTCGATAAAGTTAGCTGGAAAATGTTCACAAAAACAGAAAAAGACAAAGTGTCCATTGAACATATTCTGCCGCAGACCCCCACAAAGTACTATTGGAGAAATCAGTTCAGACAATTTGATGATGAAGAGATAGAACTCCTTTCGTGTGCTTTGGGAAATTTACTACCGTTGTCACAGAGTATTAATTCTTCATTGCAAAATGATAGTTTTGAAGATAAAAAGACTTCCCAATCTTCCGGAAGAAGGGGCTATCAAAACGGCTCGCATTCTGAAATAGAGGTGTCGAAAGAAACGGATTGGTCGGCGGACAGAATCTATCAACGAAGCAAATCACTATTGAAGTTTATGGAAAGTCGCTGGCAATTCAGTTATACCAGTGACCAGTTAGATAAATTGATATATGTAACCTTTGCAGTTGATGGTAGAGAGGTTCCTGCTCCGATTGTTGAAGAAACAGAGGATGCGTCAGCTATGTCCAAAACTCAAAACAGCCCGGCAGATACTAACCAGGAACTCGGCAATCAGCAGCTGATGTTTTGGACAAAATTTGTGAAATACTGTGAGCAGGAAGGTCGTGCAGAAGACATGGCAAGCAGAAAGCCATATGCACAGAATTGGTATGACATTCCTGTCATTAATGCTGATTTTCACCTCTCGTTTACTTTAACCAGAGGTAAGTATCTGTCTTTGCTCATTTATGCTTATAATGGAGAGGCATTTTCCAGGCTTGAGAGCAAGAAAGATATGATAGAGACTTCGTTTGGAGACAAACTGGATTGGTATTCCAGTAAACGAAACAGCGTGGCAAAACGCATCGTATATAAGAGAGAATGCGAAATCTTCAATCCTGCAAAACAGCAAGAGTTGTTTTCGTGGATGATCGATAAATACGATGAGTTGTGTAATGCCCTTGTAATTGCCGGAGAACTTGATGAGGAACCGTCTCATGACAACAAGTTCGATGCACTTAAGAAATATCTTCAGGAAACCAATCAGGACGTAGCTACATTGTCTTTTTCTGAGATAGAGGAGATTATCGGTACGAAACTTTGCAAATCAGCTTACAATTATTCGGCTTACTGGCATCCTTCTCCTACACATACCTTGCCGAATACTATACTGGACGCAGGGTATAAAATCACATTAGTAGATTTGCTGGCAAAAAGAATAACAGTTGAAAAACAGTGATATTAAGGAGGTGGCATCAGATGCCTACAATAACGAAAAAGCAATTAGAGGATTATGAACAGCTATGTCGTGATAGAAATAACGGGCGCCTGCTAACACCGGACGGATTGCGGTTAATTTGTGAAGCATATCACTTTGATGCAGAGAAAATCGGACAGCATTTCTTGGAGGAACTACCAAGAATATGCCCTCGAAAAAATGATTAATGGGGGTGAGATATTATGATGAAGGTATCAGGAGACTTTTATGTCAAGTGTAAAAATTGTGGCTATGTAACATTGGTCGAGGCTGATAATTTGGATTATGACACTTCAGTATATGAACGATCTATGGGTGAAGAAATAGAATATGATTTTCGTGGTGAAATATGCTGTGAAGGATGTCATTCTTGGATAGATTTTAATATTAGAGGATATGAATATCCTGCTGGTGCATTTAATTTTTCGGATTGTGATTGTAATGGTGGAGATTTTGTGGATGAACCAGTAGCTGAAATGGATTATCAATTTGATGAATATTATTGTGATGAAGCCTATGATGAATATGAGAAAGCAGAGGCTTTGTTAGAATATCATAGAGAGAAAATCAAAAAAATGTCACCAAGAGAGTTTGAATTTTTTGTAGCTGATATATTTGAAAAGCTTGGATTTAGCGTAAAAATAACGCAAGCAACACGAGATGGAGGTAGAGATATTGTTGCAACAAAGTCAAGCCCTATACCTTATACTTTGATTGTTGAGTGTAAACATTGGGGTGAAAAACATAAAGTTGATGTTAGTGTAGTTAGAAGCGTATATGGAGTACAGATGGCTACACAAGCCAATCAATCAGTAGTTGTGACATCTTCTAAATTTACAAGAGATGCACGGAAATTTGCAGAAGAACAAAAAACACTAATGACACTTTGGGATATTGATGATTTGCTGGAACTCATCATGAGATAATACCGAGAGGAGGCTGTATCCATGAGTGTAGCGGCAACTTATGCACCCAATCGTTATCACCGTGTGCAAATGAACACGGTATCGTTAAATAATGCACACACTAAGGCACTGGTGGGTGCATCGTTAAAAGGTTATTCGTTACATTGTATCATTTTTAGAACGGCAACAGATCCGGCTTGCGGCAGTGGTTCATTACTTATCAGAGCACTTGCGGAAGTTCCGTTTGAGATATCGGGTTATGGACAGGAAAAAGAAAGCTCGACGGCAGGTCTTGCTAAAATGAATGCTGTTCTCCATAATAAAGCTACTATCAAGATCATGGCAGGTAATACATTCTCTGATCCTCAGTTTATAAAAAATGAAGATGCTTCCGAACTGGAACGATTTGATTATATTGTTGCCAATCCGCCTTTTTCTCTCAAAAACTGGTCTGATGGCTTGAAAGAGTTCGGCAGATTCTCCGGTTATGGAGATAGACCACCTGAGAAAAACGGTGACTATGCCTGGCTGATGCACATATTAAAAACACTGAAATCTACAGGAAAAGCTGCTGTTATCCTTCCTCACGGAGTTTTGTTCCGTGGAAATGCTGAGGGAACGATCAGACAGGCTATCGTTGATAAAGGCTGGATCAAAGGCATTATCAGTCTGCCGCCTAATCTGTTTTACGGTACGGGAATACCCGCTTGTATTATTATAATCGATAAAGAGGGTGCCGAAAATCGCTCCGGCATCTTTATGATAGATGCAGGCAAGGGATTTGTAAAGGACGGAAACAAGAACAGACTGCGTGAACAGGATATCTATCGTATTGTCACTACATTCAATGAGCAGATTACAGATGATCCTAAATATGCTCGCTTTGTTCCTAATAAGGAGATCAAAGAGAAGAATGGCTATAACCTGAATATTTCCCGTTACATAGATTCTTCCGAGCCTGAGGATATTCAGGATATTTATGCTCATATTCACGGCGGTATCCCTGCTGTGGATATAGATGCACTGAGTAAATACTGGGATGCATTCCCGACGCTGAAAGATGAGTTGCTCAGTTCGCTTAGTGATAGCTATTATAAGCTGAATGTGGAAGAAAGCGACATTCGCAGAACGATATATGCTAATGATGAATTCTCGGCATATGGGGATCTTATCGACAAGGCATTTACAGACTGGAAATCTTTTGCAGATACAAAGCTGAAAAAACTTGATAGCTCCGTTTCTGCCAAAATTCTCATATCCGAGTTGGCAGAGAATATAATGAAAGCATTTGAAGATATCACGCTTATCAACAAGTATGATATTTACCAGATACTTCTTGCATACTGGAACGAAGTGCTTAACGATGATGTTTCTTTGATAATCTCGGATGATAAGGGCTATGAAATTGCAAGAGAGACCGAGAACATCATGAAGGAGACAAAGAAAACCGATGCCGACGGCAACCCTGAGTTAAGGGTTGCAGGCTGGGAAGGCAAGCTTATTCCGAAGGAAATAGTTATCTCAGAGCTATTCCCCGAGGAGAAAAAGGCGATAGATGACCTTATGGATATTGTCGCAGAGACCGATTCCAGACTCATGGCAATGATCGAGGAGTCGGCAGAAGACTCGGCATTATCAGAACTTGCAGAGGGTGGAAAAGTCAAGAGCAAGGACATTCAGGAAAAAATCGACAAGATCATGGAAAATGTCCATACTCCGCTTATTGACAGCCTTGTAACGCTTCTGAATCTTCTTCCGTCAATGAAAAAGAAGGAATATACACAGTATATCGACAAGCACGCTGAACTGAAAGTTGCGTATACCGATAAAGGAACTGTAACCAAAGCATCCATAAATAATGCTTTGAGAGTTGCCCATGCAGAAGCCCCTGCCCCTGCTGCATACGCCGATGATTACGAAGAGCTAAAGAAAGCGTTTGAACTTGCACATAGGTCTGAGGAATCGACTAAGCTTATAAAAGAAATAGATAAGGCTCTTGATGAAAAAGCTCGTGAAAGATATGCATCACTTACCGATGATGAGATCATGGAACTGCTTGTCAACAAGAAGTGGTACTATGCCATAGGCAAGGGAATTATTGATCTGTACACAGCAATTTCTCATAAGCTTGCCGAGCGTATCACCGAGATTTCAAAAGGATATAAGCTTACACTTACAGACCTTGACGGTCAGATAAACGAAGCAGAATCATCACTGTCAGATATGCTTGGTGAATTAACAGGCAATGATTATGATATGAAAGCTTTTGCAGAGTTAATAGAATTGCTCGGAGGTTCAAACGATGTCAAATAATAACAAAACTCCGGCGATAAGATTCAAAGGATTTACTGACACTTGGGAACAGCGTAAGCTGGGTGAGTGTGCTGAATTCAATCCTAAATCTGAGTTGCCTGATATATTTGAGTACGTTGATTTAGAGTCGGTAGTTGGAACTGATATATTATCGCACAGGACAGAAAGCAAATCTTCCGCACCGTCAAGGGCGCAACGATTAGCACAAAAAGGCGATGTGTTTTATCAAACAGTTAGACCATATCAAAAGAATAACTGTATCTTTGAAAATGACGAAAACAACTGGGTTTTCTCAACTGGATACGCTCAATTAAGACCTGTAAATGACGGCTATTTTTTACTCACACTTTTACAGAATGAAGATTTTGTCAAGCTCGTTTTAGATAGATGCACAGGAACAAGTTATCCTGCTATCAATTCAAATGACCTTGCTGATATTGATGTAAATATCCCCATTAATAACTTAGAACAGCAGAGAATCGGAGACTATTTCCGTAATCTTGATTCCCTTATCACCCTTCATCAGCGTAAGTATGACAAATTGACTAAAGTCAAAAAGGCGATGCTGAAAAAAATGTTTCCCCAAAATGGTGCTAATAAGCCTGAAATAAGGTTCAGAGGATTTACTGATGGTTGGGAACATTGTAAGTTGAATTCTATCGCCGATGTGCGTGATGGAACACACGCTTCACCTCAATATTTCTCAAGTGGACATCCATTTATTACATCAAAAAATGTAAAGGATGGATACATAAATTATGATGATGTTCAATACATTTCTGACGAGGATTATGAAGAAATAAATAAGCGTTCGAAAGTTGATGTAAATGACATTTTAATGGGTATGATAGGGACAATAGGAAATCTTGCTTTGATACGGGAAGAACCTGATTTTGCTATAAAAAATGTAGCTTTAATCAAAGACACTGGAGATATATTTTACTTATATTTATATCACTACTTACAATCTGAAACTGTGCTTAATCAGCTTTTAGAAAATATGGACGGCGGAACGCAAAAGTTTGTTGCACTTAAAAGAATTCGTGAATTGAACATAGCATTTCCAATCAAATCTGAACAGCAAGCTATCGGCACATATTTCCACAACCTTGACAGCGTAATTACCCTTCATCAGCGTAAGTGTGATAAATATAAAAGCATAAAAGCAGGATTGATCAGAAAACTTTTTCCATGAAATAACAAACACATTAAGGAGGAATGTACGTATGAGTATCGGTGATACCGAGAGAACCACGCAAAATCGTGTAATTGATTTCTTTAAGAACAGAAATATCCTCGATTATAAATATATTGGCAACCTGAAAGACAGAGCAAATAAAAATATCCGAGAAGACCGACTTCGTGCGTACCTTCACCTTAGCGGTTATAGTGAAAGGCTGATAGACGGTGCTGTTTCCGAACTTATAAAGGCTGCTGATGATATGACACATGGGCTTTATGATGCTAACCATAAGGTCTATACGCTGCTGAAATACGGTGCCAAGGTCAAGGAAACTCCCGAAAGCTCACCTAAGACGGTTTACTTCATTGATGTTGATAACCCTACAAATAATGATTTTGCAATAGCCGAGGAAGTAACGGTTATTGACCGTCAGGAGAAAAGACCTGACCTTGTTATTTATGTCAACGGCATCGCTATGGCAGTTATAGAGCTGAAAAAGAGCAGCGTATCCGTATCAAATGGTATCAGGCAGAACCTTACCAATCAGAAGGACGGCTTTATTGCATCGTTCTTTACCACAGTGCAGTTTTGTATGGCAGGCAATGAAATAGAAGGTCTGCGTTACGGCACTATTCTGACAGGCGAAAAATACTATATGGAATGGAAGCCTGACGGATTCCATGAAAACGAAGACGAGCGTGATCCTGAAGATGCACGTATTATGGAATACTGCGATCATATAGATAATCTTCTGCTTCAGCAGCTGTATCAGATGTTCGATAAGAAACGCTTTATTGACCTCATTGAGAATTTTGAAGTTTTCGATAAGGGCATTAAGAAGGTATGCCGTTATAATCAGTATTTCGGTATAAAGCGTACTCAGAACAGATTAGCAAAACAGCGTGGCGGTATTCTATGGCATACTCAGGGCAGCGGTAAAACGCTGACAATGGTATGGCTGTCAAAATGGATCCTTGCCAATTGTAAAGAAGAAAATCCTCGTGTGCTTATCGTCACCGACCGTGATGAACTGGACGAGCAGATTGAGAAGACATACATTGGTGTTGATGAAAAGATCACCAGAACCAAGAGCTGTGATGATCTGCTTCGCAAGCTGAATTCCTATGACAGTTCACTCTTATGTTCATTGGTGCATAAATTTGGTCGCCGTGGCGGAGAAGCTACTGAATCCGATTATGACAAGTATATTGATGAGTTGAAGAAGTCGCTCCCTGCTGACTTTAAGGCGAAAGGAAAAATCTTTGTCTTTGTTGATGAGTGTCACAGAACGCAGTCGGGCAAGCTTCATGCTGCAATGCAGGCAATCATGCCGGATGCGATATTCATCGGTTTTACAGGAACACCGCTCCTGAAAAAGGATAAGAAGACGAGTATAGAGGTGTTCGGCACTTATATTCATACCTATAAGTATAACGAAGCAGTGCGTGACGGTGTTGTACTTGATCTGAGATATGAATACAGAGATATCCCACAGGAGCTCAGCGCACATGACAGAGTTGACCAATGGTTTGACGTTAAAACACGTTCTCTTTCAAGCAGAGCTAAAGCAAAGCTGAAAGAGAAATGGGCAAGTATGCAGAAAATCTATAGTTCCCGTTCAAGGCTTGAACGTGTCGCTTGGGATATTATTCAGGATTTTGATTTGAAGCCCCGCCTAATGGACGGAAACGGAAATGCAATTCTCGTTTCAGATTCGATCTATACTGCTTGCAAGTATTATGAGATCTTCCAGCAGAGAGGTTTCAAAAAGTGTGCCATCATATCCTCTTACACTCCGCAAGCCGGTGATCTGAGAACTGATACAGTCAGTGCCGATGATGAAACTGAAACTTTTGAAAAATACGAGATATATCTCCGTATGTTAGGACTTGATCCTGATAATCTTCCCGAAAAGCTATCCATTCAGAAAAAGGTTGAGGATTTTGAAAAGGATGTCAAAGATAAATTTATCAACCAGCCTGCAAATATGAAACTGCTCATTGTGGTTGATAAGCTCCTCACAGGATTTGATGCTCCGCCGTGTACATACCTGTATATTGATAAGAGTATGCAGGATCACGGTTTGTTCCAAGCCATTTGCCGTGTTAACAGACTGGATGGTGATACAAAGGAATTTGGATATATTGTTGATTATAAGCAGCTTTTCGGAGACCTAAAGAATGCGATGGACACCTATACATCAGGTGCATTTGAAAACTATGATCTGGAAGATGTCGATGGACTTATCAAAGATAGAAGCGCTGAAGCAATCAAGCATTTCAACGAAGTCTATGACCAGTTGGAAGAACTATGCGAAGGTGTAGACGCTCCAAAGGGCGATTTACAGTATATGCATTATTTCTGCGGAGAATCCGGCATGAGCGAAGAAACTGATGAGATCTATTCTCGTCTCAGAGAAAAGCTGTATAAGCTTGTAAGTGGTTTAGTTCGTGCATTTGCAGAAGCCAAGCCATACATGGTTGATATTTATACTGCCAAAGAAGTATCTGCATACGATGAAAAAGTAAAATTCTATGTTGAGCTGAAACAGACAATCGGAAATAAAAGCGGAGACTTCTTGGATTTTAAAGCTTATGAGCCGGATATGCGTAAATTGATTGACAACTATATTACAGCTTCAGATAGCGTTAAAATCGGTGAGTTCGATGATCTAACACTGCTTGATTTCGTAGCAGAACAGGGAGACACCATGACTGATGAAAATGCTCCCTCAGATAAAAAAGAAGGAGCAGCTGAAGCAATTGAAAATAATATTCGTCGTAAAATGGTAGAAAAAGTTGCGGTCAACCCTAAGTATTATGAAAAGATGTCAGCAATACTGGATGAGCTGATTCAAAAAAGAAAGCAAGGCGTTATCTCTTATAAGGAACTCCTTGAGGAACAAATAAAACTTGCTAAAAATGTTGAATATCCGGAACAAAATGAAGACTATCCTGAAAGCATAAGAAAAAGTAAGGCTTTGCAAGCTATATACGATAATACTGACGGTAATGAAATATTAGCAATCAAACTTCATAATGCTGTTCTTAGCAGTAAAATGAGCGGATTCCGAGGTGATCCTATAAAAGAAAACAGAATAAAGAAAGCTTTATTCATTATTCTTAATGATGATTCTGAAGTCGAAAGATTATTTAAAATCATCGAAAAACAGGAGGAATACTAATATATGACAATTGTGATTTCTGGCATACCTATTGATATCCATAAAAAGAATATCAAGAATATGCATCTTCAGGTCAAGCCTCCTGAAGGACACGTCGTTATCTCTGCTCCGGCATCTATTGATGATAAGGCAATAGAAATATATGCCCGAACAAATCTTATTTGGATCAAAAAACAGATTGAAAAGTTTCAACATCAGGCAAGAAGCACTAAACGTCAGTATGTAAGCGGAGAAACGCTTTTCATATGGGGAAAACAATATTATCTATCCTTTCAGCCTAATTCACAAAAGAACGGATTTGAAATAAAAGGAGATAAGGTAATACTCTCTATGCGTGAAGAAAGTACAGTAAAGCAAAGAGAAAACTATGTGCGAGAGCAGTACCGTATCTTACTAAAAGCGGAAATTGAAAGATTACTTCCGAAGTGGGAAAGGCTTACCGAGCTATACTGTGATTCTTGGCAAACCAAATATATGTTAACTCGCTGGGGAACTTGTAATACAGAGAAGAAAAAACTATGGTTTAATTTACAGCTTGCACAGAAACCAATCGAGTGTTTAGAGTATGTAATATTGCATGAACTTCTCCATTTAAAGGAACGTACACATAATTCAGTTTTTATTTCATATATGGATTTGTACATGAAGGATTGGCGGGCTGTACGAAAAGAACTTAATGATTTAAGACTAGATTATTATAATACGGTTGAATGATGCGATTGTTTGCCTTAGGCAGAGAAAGGAGTAAAAAATGTTAGATCAGCCCAAAGAACTAATAGAAAAGCACATAAAAACGCATACTGAAAGATCAGCAGAAGACGAAGCTGCTGTCTCTACATTAGAATTCTTTTTTCGTTCAAATGGGCGGATTAACCCATTATTTGCATCTAATGATAAGTGGCCTAATACTGATGGAACGTTTGAATATGTAGCAGATCCTGATGTATCAAGGCGACCTAAGCAAAATTTCTTTGTTCAGATAAAAGGATCTCATTCATACAGAGAGGATAATGGGAAAATCAAATATTCACTGCAAAGTCTTGGTTTTCCTGCAACGATGGCTATGGATGTCACCTTAGACCCCGGAATACTCTTTGTTGTACTTTATCCTGATGAAAGAGGCTCTGAGCGTGTTTTCTGGAAATATATGTCCGTAGACTATATTAGAGCCTGTTGACACTATTTTAGCCACGTGAAGATGCATGCGATTTGAACGAATGACAGAAAGATAACATCAAGTTTATCATATCTTGTACACACTCTGCGAAACGCTTTTAGCCATCGAAACAGTCTTTCGATAATATTCCTTTGCTTATATAGTTCATGGTCATATTCCCATGGATTTATGCGGTTTTTCTTTGGTGGGACAACCGGTTTATGTCCGAAAGATTGGCAGAGTTCTCTTGTTTTATCACCCTCATAAGCTCTATCCATTAAATACGGAATTCCCAAATAGCTATCTCCTATGTTTTCAATTGAGATTCTTCCTTGTGGGGCGTCGTGACAGTTTCCACCGGATAAGTGCATTTCAATAATGACCTTGTCATTTGCGGATACCACGTGAAGCTTGGTATTCCATCCGCCCTTTGATTTCCCGATACATTGTTGTCCGTGTTTTTTAAAGCACCATGTGCGTCAGGGTGCAGTTTACAAGAGGTACTGTCCAAAGCCAGCACTTGTACTTTGATCGCGATAATTTTTTCCTGCTGCAGTGCATTAAAAATACGCCGTATTACGCCATTTTCACACCATCTTTTAAATCTTTGGTAAATGCTATTCCATTTGCCGTATTTTTCTGGAAGTGCCCTCCATTTGCACCCGTTTTCGGCAATATACAAGATAGCGTTGATAAATGTGCAATTGTCGATTTTTACATTCCCACGCTGAACCGGAAAATACTTTTCGATTCTTGCATACTGTTCTTTTGTGATATTCATGTATTTATCATATCATATTTTGAGTTTAGTGTCAACAGGCTCTAAAAAGGGGCATCCTTATGACATTGCCGTAGCAGAAGCTTTTTTCAAGTTTTTGAAACTTGAAGAAACTAACCGCCGTTCCTATACATCTCTTGATGAATTGGAATTGTCTGTTTTTGAATATATTCACTTTTACAATTTCAAACGACCTCACTCTGCTAATGACCTTTTATCTCCCGTTCAATTTGAAGAACTTTTTTGATCTTTTTCTCTTCTTCTGTCTGCTTTGTTGACTATGGTCACAATAGCTGCCAGCAGTCCGTCTGCGGCGTGGATGTTCTTTTCCGCCAGCATCCCCCGAGCGGTATCCTGCATCTGCGCCAGGTTCATCTGCTTTTGCAGCTGTGCCAGCTGATCCTTATAGCTGTCCCGCTCGTATTCCAGGCGCTGTGTGCCGTTCATGCCGGCAAGCTTTTCCGCCTCAGACTGCTGCGCCTGCTGTTTTGCCGTGAAATCCTGGAGCATCTTCTGTACCAGTGCGGTCACGGTCTCCGGCGTCATTGCTGCCGGGGCTTGCGTGCCGGCTTTCGGGGTCTCTTTGCCGGAGTCCGTTCCGGTTTCGGCTGTTCCTGCCGGGTCTGTGCCGGGCTTTCCAGTTTCGATATCTGTATTTCCCTCATTCACTTGGTTTCACCTCCTTTCAGTGCTGCGTCAAACGACTGATGCAGCGTTTCCGGCGTGTGCGCACATTCGGTGCGTGCCAGCTCGTTTCCCTTGTCGTCTTTGAGGATCAGACAGGGGATGTGCCGCACGTGATTCTGCCGTGCCATATCGTTTCCGCCGTACACATCGTCACAGCGGAACGTATACAGCGGCACGCCAACCTCTGCGGCATACTGCTCTGCCGCTTTCTGCGTGGATACACAGGGCGGGCAGAATGTGCCGTGAAAAAACAGCAGCTGCATATTTCAAGCCACTCCTTTCTGAAAATGGGTATAAAAAAGCAGCGTCATTTCTGACACTGCCATTTTTCGATATAGAAACGCCTACCCACCGGCTTTCCTGTTTCTATCTTCCATCCCTCCGCCAGTTTATGCCCGTGGCCGGGGCAGCATTACGGATTCTGTGCAATAGCGTTATATACATCCGCCATCGCGCTGCACAACACCGCATAACCCTGCAAGTCACCATATGTATCAGGCGTGACTTCTGCCATTTCTTCCAGCTTTTCCAGCAGGATTTCTTTTGCTTTTTGTTCCATATTTATCTCCTTTCAGGCATGAAAAAAGCACCTCGTTTGAGATGCTTTCGTTCTGATTCAATTTACATTCCTGGAATCCAGTCTCTGACTTCTTTTGCCAGTCCGTACATCTGTTTCATTTTGGAATTGTCCTGCAAATATGCAATGCCGGACATTGTGATCTTTACGCTGTCCAGCCAGTCCGAAGAGAGATACCGCCCGGTCTTTGTGGAGTGTACCGTAAAGCCGCCAATGTATCCGGCATCCAGAAGTTCTTCCATGATGTCCAGCCAATAGCTGACAGGGATTCCAAAGCGCTCCGGATGTATCGCATCCGGCGGTATCTTTGTTCCGCTTTTCTTGCATTCATACAATTCTGTGAGAATCGCATATACAAGCTTGAAATAATCGTCTTTTGCCATGGTACACCTCATTCGAAAAGCAACTTCAATTTTCGCCAATGTAGTCCAAAATACTTTCGCACATTATCCCTTCCTCGTTCGGATTGTACTTCTCATCAAGGCAGTGCATCACCAGATAATCGGAAACAAGATCATCTATTTTGTCAAGATCATCATTTGGATTTATTCCAATGGAGATCAAAAATTTTTTTTGCTCTTCTGTCATTTTTCTCATCTCTTTTTGTATTTTTTTATTTTTCCACTTCCGGTTTTCCAAACGGTTGTAATAATTCCTGTTTCCGGATTAACATTAACCGTTGCACCCTCACCTATAAATCTCTGACTAGGTCGTCCTTGACCATCGTATTTTATTTCATCAATGTGCAATGGATTAGTAAGCGCATCTTTAACATCATCAAGGCTTACACCACGTTCTTCTGAGCGCTCTTTCATGTGCCAGGAAAGTGATGTTGTTTGAATCCCGTTTGATGTTATTATACCACTATCCGTCCCAGAAGTCAACGTCTTTTTCTCCGGAATCACCGGATCAAAGAAGCACCGGCACCACGGGTGCATGGGCGGAAAGTTCAGACCAGGAACGCTCTCCGAGATGTTGAACCGCTCGCCGCCACGCACCTTTTTTGAAGTTCATCAAATCCAAAATCTCACGCAGTTTCCATATGATACAGACTTTTTTCAAAAACCGCTTGACATTTTTGAAAAAATAGTGTACTATATAGCTAGTGAACTAGTCACCCAATAAATCAGAAAGGAGGTCACCATGGACTTTCAAGCGAATTATCCCATTTATCTGCAAATTGCAGAGGACGTGAAACGGCGTATTGTGATTGGTGAACTAAAGCCCGGTGACAAGCTGCCCTCCAATGCGGAACTTGCAATTGCCTACCAGGTCAACCCGAATACGGTACAACGCATCTATCGTCAGCTGGAGGCAGAAGGTATTTCTTATACCAAACGAGGCATTGGCACGTTTTTGGCGGAAGATCCGGCAATGCCGGAACGCTTGCGGCAGGAAATCGGCGAAAAACTCAGCGCCCAGTTCTTAAAGCAAATGGAAACATACCATTTTTCAAAAGAAGAAATTATTCGCCTGTTAGAAACACAGGCACAGAAAGAAGGAGAATTATGCTGA